TCTCCATGAAGTAGGCCAATTCAAGCCTAGAAGGTTTCAGCTCGCCTTCTGCAAGCGGGGATCAAGGCTTGGACTCGAATCCCCCATCCTCAACGTACAGCACTCAGCCACCGGCATCCAGTGGGAAGAGTCCAACCCCCTAGCGTTCACGGGAGCGGAGCTGAAGAAGGAGAAGCCTTATCGCCCTCAGCCAAGGCGTCGCGCATAGCCTTAAACCATTCATCATCCTCAATCGTTTCACGGGCCTTCTGCATAGCCTTGCGGCATTCGGAGGCCCTTTTCTCTGCCTCCATGACCTCGGGATCAATGGCGGGTTCAGGCTCTGGCTCAGGCTCCTCATCCCCACCGCGCTTGCTCGAACGCTTCCTTTCGAGTTGGCCAATGAGTCGTTCATGCTTCTTCACCGAGGTCTTCAGATACGCAACATCACGCTTCAGGTCATTGACCATCCTCAAGAGCAACGACACCCGATCCTCATCCTCCGGTGGAACCCAGTCACAACCACGCCATTGCCTATGGACCATGTCATAAACTATGACCTGGGACTTCTTGTTCCTCATGGAATTGAAAGCCCGGATCGCCCGACCCAACTCACAGGCAAGATTCTTTCGGATGTAGGCCAGTACCTCGGACTTGTCCGGGTCGGCATCGTGGCGTTGCGGGGGCATCAGTCGGAACATCGACCGAAGCGTGGAACCATTGTCGAGATAACTCATAGCAAGAACAGAATGCGTCGTGTAGGCTTCCGCGTCAATGTAAAGGAATGTTGATTTTGCAGCCCACCCCACAAAGTTAGCATCCCCCCTGCTACCTCCCTAGAGGGAGTCTTGTCACTCCCTCTTCTAGGGAGTTAAAAACCGCAAACGCCGCGACGCTCTGGGGGACTGACGCCCCCCGCTGCGGCTGCGGTTTTTCGAAACCCTCCTACTGATTGCGAAGTATCGGGTTGGATGGAGGATGGAGGATGTGGATTGCTGGAGCGGAAATGGCACTAGGATCGCGTTTGATTGCTGGATGGTGTGTGGGGAGCGGAATGGCTATTTTCCACTGCCCTTGGCGATCACCCGGTAATGGGGCGTCGGATAGACCCCACGGCTCCGGGACATGATTCGGAACTTGCGGCATTCCATCAGCCCAAGCTTGGTGGATTTTCCCAGAACAATCCCCGCCGCGTTATGGGTCACATTCCACTCCTGGGACCATTGAGCCGCCGTCTTCCAGCCATCCGGCACTTCTTCAGCTTGGTTCGATATTGCCAGCCTCAGCTTCCTCAGAAGCTCGGCAGAACCCAGTTCTTCTCGTTTTGTGGCCATTGATGTAGATATAGTTGTGCGCTGTTATTAGTATACTCTCCAAATACAATACCGTGGGACCATGCCAGAGTTGAACGCCTCTTTGATGCGTAATCCATAGACGGGATATTCGCTAATGTACCTACGCAGAAACCAATAGGGGACGATTGCGTCCTACCAGTTGATTGGCCAGCTCGATGGGCATGGGCAATCACGCAGTTCCCAAACGTCTCCGCCGAATCCCGGATGAAGTTCTCCCCATACAAGATCCCGTGACCCCACTTGTAACCTCCAAGCTTGTAGAAGGAACGGTCCAGAGCGTCGTTGTACTGGATGAATGTGTGGCAGTGCTTCTGGATCGGTGCCAGCATCCGCTCCCACACCGCTTCCGCAAAGCCCCGCACCACGGTATTGTGATGGTTCAAGTACTTCTTGGCCCGCTCATCATGGTTCCCAAGCGTGAACACCGTAGGCCGCAACTCGTTCAGGAACGTCACACCCTCCTGAATATCATCCAGATAGTCGTCCGCATGGTCCGAATCGTCAGGGTTGGATAGCGATCCCGCACGGAGACTCGCGAGGTCATAGGCATCCCCCAGATGAATCACCTCATCCGGCTTGAACCGCTCCCGGAATAACAGAACCGCCGCCAGCGCATCCTTGTTCGCTCGGTTGCCGTGGGAACAACCTATCGCCATCACTCTCTTCACACCCATGCCGCGACAAAGCATAAATTGCGCGATCCAACAAGCGGTAAGCAGTCTACCGCACCATTGTTACTGGGGCCGATTCCCGATTTCTGGTTTCCGAATTCCGAATTCCGTATGGCATATGCAAGATCTGGAGACCGCATGATCCCGAAACAGATTTCGGGATGATACCGGCAAGGTCGCAGGGGATGTAACGGGGTGGGACATGGGATGTCTTACCTTGGAGTGCTATGTAAATAACCTGGCGAAGGGTAGGAAGGAATGGCCTACTAAGGAAGGGAAAGCGGGCGGGCGGGCGACACTATCGGGGCAAAGAAAAGCCCCGCAGGAGTGAACCTACGGGGCTTGGTGAATGGCTTGGGTTAGTTACCGGCGATGGCGGAGAGAATGAGAAGGAGGGTGAACAGCAAGCAAAGCCCAAGGTAACCTAGGACGCGGAGTAGGGGCTTCACTTAAGCTTTCTCCCATCAATGACGTCCACCCGATATTTCACACCGGGTTTGGTGACAAGCTCGCGCACGCCGTCCCAACACGGAGCGCAGATTGCCCGCACTGTGGCGCATTTGCCAGTCTCGTTTTCCCAGACGGAAAACTCCACAGCCCGTCGGTAGTCCATTAACTCCTCACAGCGCGGGCAGAAAATCGCCCGGCCCACGGAGGATTTCAGGCTCTCTCGGTCGGCATTGCGTTTGAACGTTTCAAGGATGTCTTTCATATGGTTTGTGAGGGCATCAATTGCCCGTGCAACCCACGCTTTCGCATGGGCTGACCGGAGAATTCAAGCGATCAACTTAGACATATCAACGAAGTGACGGGCTCCGGTCCCGTGGGCCGGGATGTGGATTGATTGAGTTCCACCACGGGCTCCGGCGCAAAGGAGGCAATCGGCGCAAGGCGTGCCGACTCTCTCGGATGCGCAAAGGGACTCGCCCACCGAAGCTTCGGAACCCACGCGGAAAGTACTCCAGCCCATTGACCGGGCGATCACAAGCTCAGCGATGGAATCCACACTGGCCATTAAGATGGAACGCCACCCTTGCAAGGAAGGTTTACGCCACTGGTGGGTGTAACCTGTCCACCCGCTTGAAACGCCGGAGATCGCGAGCGCAAGGCTCAAAGGGATATGGGTAGGGTCTCCATATGCGCCGAAGCGAACTTTCCGGCCTGCGAAGATGTCCATGAATTGGAGCGTGGGATATCGGCCCGCTTTCCATGCTCTCCAGATGCCCAAGGGGGCTTGGCCCACGTTGACGTAGCACGAACGCCCGCCGCCGGTCCCGTCGCCTCGGTGGACGCAGGAACCGCAAATCAAACGGTCCAAGCCCGTTTTGATCGCTTCAACGGGATCAACGGCTTTGACCAGAATCCACACTTGGATCATATCGCCCGTTTTCCGATTGTCCGACTTGGTGGAAAAGCCGGTCGCGATGATGACACGGGACTCATCCTCGTGGATTACAAAGCCGTTGCTCACAGGGAACCCCCTTCGGAAATGGGAGTAATGGACCGGAGCAACTTAGTCGGCACGGGCTTTCCGTCGCCGTATCTCGCGTGCGCTTTGTATTTGTGGCCACCTACTTGAAGCGATCGGCCCCAACCCGTCCAAGTCAGGCGAACCCGTCGCCCGTTGACTTCGCCTAGGACACCATCGAAACGGAACATGGAACGGCGCACGCATGCGTGAACGTAGCAGTTGCCGTATCTACGGGTGCATTGAACGTAGGCGATTAGGTTCGGAAGGTAATGGGAAGGGTTCAATTTGTACCTCCCATCAAAGCCTCAGCGAGAAGCCAAAGGATAGGGAGCAAGAATGCATTCAACGCGAGAAATGCGAGAAATGCGCGGAGTTTATGGGATTTTTTCATGGTGTTTGACGGAGCCGATCATCGGCTCACGGAAGTAGATTGCAACGGGATGCGATGCTTTGCAACGGAAAACGACAGAAAGGGGAAAATGAATTCTCAGGCATACTTTGTGGCGCAAAGTGAACCCATGGAAATCGTCCAGGTGAAGGAAGGAAAAACGGGAAAGGGGGGAAAAGGGAATGCGCCCATTAATCGTCCCTCCGGTTACGTGAAAAAAAACGGTCCCGATCCCAAGTCGGTAGCCGATTCGGACTGGTCACGTGTCCTTGATGCCGCATCGCTTGGGATTCCCTTTGAGCGTCTATGCCACCTTGCCGGAATGACGGACAAGACTTTCACCAAGTATCTCACACGATACCCGGAAAGGAAGGAAGCAATCGAAGCCGCAAGGACAAGGGGGGAATATGATCTTACAAGTACTGTGAGATCATGCGGCAACGGCTGGCAAGGCTCCGCATGGTTGCTCGAGCGTACCCGTGGATATGTTGCCAGGGCATCACTAGAGCATACTGGGAAAGGTGGAAAGGAATTATCAATAAGCGGTAGTCTGCTTGGAGCTTTCGGTGGGCAGTCTAAATAGGATAGTGTATACGAATAAGCGGCTATAGCAATAGGACCACGGGGTAGGGGGACCACCCAGGTGGGGGGTGGATGTCACCTTATACCCCCTCCCCCTCCCACAACCAATTTTATGGCAGTCAAGCAAATTAAGAAAAAGAAATCCTCTTCACTCGGCATGGGTTCGCATATCCCTGCTTGGAAGCAGCGTAAGCTATTGGAGGAGGCTCAGCAGTTGCAGAACTTCCCTAAGATGATGCTTGGCCTGCGTGATACCTATGCGTGGCAGGAGAAGGTGTTGGGAGCTTTGAATGAGAAGCACTCGAAGGTAGCTTTGAAAGCGGCAAATGGTTCTGGCAAGACGAGCATGGTGGCCGCGAGTGCGGTGATCTGGCACATGCTCCGCTGGCCGGGGAGTTTGGTGGTGTGTACCGCTGGTGTGTATCGACAGGTGGCTGATGCCCTGTGGCCGCATTTGCGGAAGATGATCAATGGGTTGGGAGGAGAGGAGAATGGTTTCTCGATCAAGGATGGCGAGATCCGCTATGTATATCCGAAGAGGGGGGTTGATGGTCAGGAGTTGGTGAGCCGGTGTATCGGGTTCTCGGCGAGCAATCCTGAGAAGGCGGAGGGATGGCATGTACAGGGTCCGAGTGGGGATTTGATGTATATTGTGGACGAGGCGAAGGCGGTGCCGGACGGGATCTTCCAGTCGATGGAGCGGTGCCAGCCTACGCGGACGTTGCTAATGAGCAGTCCTGGTGGTAGCTCCGGGTATTTCTACGATGTATTCAGGCGGAATGATGGTAAGTGGCAGACCTTTACCGTTACCGCGTTTGATTGCCCGCATATTCGGAAGGAGTGGATCGATGATCAGTTTGCGAGATGGGGCGAGGGGCATCCGCTGGTCCGGTCGATGATTTATGCGGAGTTCATGGAGGATGACGGGAGCCTCACAGCGGTCAAAACCTCTGACTGGCAGAAGGTTGTTTCTGGCCCACCCAAGGAGGAACTGGACGGGCACAGGTTGACGGCGGGTTGTGATTTCAGCGCGGGCGGGGATGAGAGCGTGATGGTGGTGCGTCAGGGTAACACGGTGAAGGGACTGGTCCGATGGAGGGATAAGGACACGATGGCCAGCGTGGGCAGGTTCATATCGGAGTTCAGGAAGTGGAAGCTGAAGGCTGAGGATATTTATGCGGATGTGGGTGGAATGGGTGTGGTGATGTGTGATGCGCTGAGGGCGGAGGGTTGGGATGTGCGGCGGGTGAACTTTGGTGAGCGGGCCATCCGGGATGATCAGTTCGTGAATCGGGCGGCGGAGATGTGGATTGAGTTCGGGCGGATGGTGGAGGAGGGTAAGGTGAATCTGGGACCGGTGGGGACGGATGAGGTGCTGTTGCAGCAGTTCGTGAGCCGGAAGGTGCGGACGAATGGGAAGGGGAAGCTGACGCTGGAGGGGAAGGATGAGCTGCGGGCGCGTGGGGTGAATAGTCCTGATCGGGCGGATGCGGTGGTACTGGCTTTCTGTGGTGGTGGTGGGAAGCGGATGGACGAGTATTTGAGGGCGGTGGGAGAGGATGGACGGAGTTTGATGGAGAGGTTGGAGGATGAGATTGGCCCACTAGAGCATAGCGAAAAAGGGGTTGCGCTTGCTGGATGTGATGTTGGGGGATAACAAAGGGGCAGCATTTTATGATGAACGACAAACAGCGGAACGCGTTGCAGGGCCAGATTGTCGAGGCTGTGAGCCAACGCAGTCCGTGGGAGCTGAGGCAGACGAGGTGGTATGAGTTACGCCACAATGGGTTGCGCCGTGTGAATAAGCCCTGGCCGAAGGCGGCGGATCTGCATTGGCCGCTCATTGATACGGCGATTGAGAAGCTCAAACCATTGTTCCTCCAGCAAGCTCTGGGTATGGATGTTGTGGCCAGCTTTGTGCCGATGCGCCAGCAGTTGAATGCGTATACGAAGGTGGCCGAGGATTGGTTCAATTATAAGATCCGGGAGAAGACCAACTTCATTGATGAGGTATTGAGCTGGGTGGATTACACGCTGATGAGCGGGCGTGGGGTGATGAAGTGCTTCTGGAATCCGGGTGATAAGCGGGTGGGATTCGAGGCGATTGATCCGATGTATTTCGTGGTCCCGGCGTACACGGTGGATTTGCAGGATGCGGACTGGGCGGTGCATGTGATGCCGATGAGTGTTCCGGCTTACAAGCGGGTGGCGGCTCAGCTTGGATGGAAGAGTGATGCGAAGACGATTGAGAAGATCCGTGGGAACCCGCAGCAGGATGATAACATTCCGGGGGCGGCGACCGAGGATGATGCGAAGCAGTTGCGCGAGGGTATTACTTACACCACGAACACGGATGGCGTGATTGTTTGGGAGGTTTATAGGAAGCGGGATGACGGGGTGTGGGAGGTTTATACTTACAGCCCTGCGGCGGTGGATCTTGATCTGCGGGACCCGATGGAGTTGCCGTATGAGCATAACCAGTTGCCGTTCGTGGACTTCCCGTATGAGATCAAGGACAAGGGCTGGTTCAGTCCAAGAGGCGTGTGCGAGATTCTGGCGGCGTTCGA